TTTACTCATAAACAAGATGTTGCTGTTATATTGGGTAGTGTAAATATTGATGACCAATACGAAGGAGATTTTACAGAAAGAAGAGTATTAATATATCAACTAGATTTTGTAATGAAAATGAAGTTCTATGGTCCTACAGGAGACCAAGGTGTCATAAGAGAAATTAATATTGATTTTAAAGATAAAGGTAATGTATCTGATATTATGGAACAAATGGACATTACTATAAATCCTACAACTGCCGATGAGGATGATAACTATACAGTTGTCACAACAATAAAGGATGGAGATGAGTAAAAAGGATAAAATATCAGCAAGTCTAGAAAAGAATTTACCAACAGTTAAAAATAATAGACCTGTAAAAATAGATAAAGATGTCAAAGATGATTATGAGTTTTCACGTAAAACTTATAAAGACCTTATATATACAGGTACACGTTCGATGGACGTACTAGCAGAATTAGCAAGAGAATCAGAACACCCAAGAGCTTTTGAAGTATTATCACAAACAATAAAAAACATTGGTGATACCACAGAGAAGTTAATGAATCTTCAAAAGCAAAAGAAAGATTTACAAAAAGACGAAAAAGAAGAAGCTAAGAGAGTGACAAATAATAATATGTTTGTAGGTAGTACAACCGATTTGCAAAGAATGTTATTAAATAGAGATAATGTAATAGATGGCGAAGTTAAAAAATAATGAGTTCGGCTATTTAGGTAATCCAAACGTCAAAAGAGACGGAGTAGAAACCGAGTTTAGTAGAGAACAAATAATAGAATATCAAAAATGTATGCAAGACCCAGCATACTTTGCTAGTACTTATGTTAAAATAATATCTCTTGATGAAGGATTAGTACCATTTAATTTATATCCATATCAAGAAAAAATGTTTAAACATTTTAAAGATAATAGATTTTCTATTGTTTTAGCTTGTCGACAAAGTGGTAAATCAATATCATCTGTTGTTTATCTTTTATGGTATGCGTGTTTTCATCCAGAAAAGACAATTGCTATATTAGCTAACAAGGGTGCAGTTGCAAGAGAAATGTTAGCACGTATAACATTAGCTTTAGAAAACTTGCCATTCTTTTTACAGCCAGGTTGTAAGGCATTAAATAAAGGGTCAATAGAATTTAGTAATAATAGTAAAATAATTGCTTCAGCTACTTCTGGTAGTTCTATAAGAGGTTTATCAATTAATCTATTATTCTTAGATGAGTTTGCATTTGTAGAAAATGATGCACAGTTTTACACATCAACTTATCCTGTAGTATCTGCTGGTAAAGATACGCAGATTGTTATTACATCAACAGCAAATGGTGTAGGTAATATATATCATAAGTTATGGGAAGGAGCTGTACAAAAGACAAATGAATTTAAACCATTTAGAGTCGATTGGTGGGATGTACCAGGAAGAGATGAAAAGTGGAAACAAGAAACAATAAACAATACTTCTGAATTACAATTTGAACAGGAGTTTGGTAATACATTTCATGGTCGTGGTAATACTTTAATAAGTGCAAATCATTTATTATCTCAAGTAAGTGTAGAACCACAATTAATAAAAGAAAATGTTTTTATATATCATCAACCTAAAAAGGAACATGAATATGTAATGACGGTTGACGTTGCAAAAGGACGTAATCAAGACTATAGTACATTTACGATTCTTGATGTGACAACAACACCTTTTGAACAAGTTGCAGTATTTAGAGATAATAATATATCTCCAATGTTATTGCCAGATATTATATACAAATATGCTAACTATTATAATAAAGCATATGTTGTAATTGAAAGTAATGACCAAGGTGCTGTAGTATGTAATGGATTATATTACGATTTAGAATATGAAAATATGTTTGTAGAATCAAGTATTAAAGCAAATGCTCTTGGTGCTACAATGACAAAACGAGTAAAAAGAATTGGTTGTTCTAGTGCAAAAGATTTAATAGAACAAAAGAAATTAAAAATAAATGATTCTCAAACAATTGTTGAGATGAGTACGTTTGTAAGTCGAGGCAATAGTTATATGGCCATTGCACCAAATCATGATGACTTAATGATGAATTTAGTATTGTTTGCTTGGTTTACAACAACGGATATTTTTCAGTCATTAACAAATATTGATATGAAAGATATGTTATATAAAGAAAGATTAAAAGCTATTCAAGATGATATGTTACCGTTTGGTTATGTAGAGAGTGGAAACTATGAAAAAGATAAATATAGTAAAGACTCTGATGGTAATATATGGTTCGAACAGGAGTGGACAGGAAATGCAAAATTTTAGCGATTACAGAAAAAGAAAATACAATTATGCTACTGAAGAATGGGAAGATATAGAAGTAATATCTGAAGCTGAAGGTTCATATAGATTTGTTTATCTATGGTACGATGACCCTGAAGACCCTGATGACCCAGAAGCAACTGCAGATGACTTTATAAAGGAAGGTGAAAAGTTAGGCCTTAAACCTTTTAAAGTTGATGTACAAGGAGCATATTCTGATTTAGAAGATGGTATAAGATATATTTATGATGGTATGTCAGAAAAGGAACGAAAGTTTAAAATAGATGATAATACAATTGTATTTGTAAGAGCACCTGTCACAAAAAGAAAAGCATGGTCAGACTTTTTAACTCAGTTAGAAAGAGCTGGAGTAGTATGCGTAAATACTCGTTCATGTATGGAAATTACATCTGATAAGTATAGAACAAGTCTATATCTTGCTGAATCAGAATTAAATCAACCAAAAACTGTTTTAATACATCATCCAAATAAAGCAATTGATGCTATGGAAAGATTGGGTGGAAAATATCCTATAATACTTAAAACACTTACAGGTTCATTAGGCATTGGTGTTATAAAAGTAGATTCAGAAAGTTCATTACATTCTACTGTACAATTGTTATATAAGTTAGACCCTAACATGGGTGTATTATTACAAACAATGATAGAAAACTTTACGTTTGATATTCGTGCACATGTAATTGGTGGTAAATTTCATGGTGCAATTAAAAGACCAACAGTTAAAAAAGACTTTAGAACAAACGTATCATTAGGCTCTAAACCATCTCCTGTAGAATTAACTGATTTAGAAATACAACATGTAGAAAAAGCTGCTAAAGCTGTTGATGGATTATGGGTTGGAGTAGATATATTCCCATCAAAAGATAGAAATAAAATACCACCAATGTTTATTGAAATTAATTCAACACCAGGAACAAAAGGTTATAGAGCAGCAACTGGCGAAAATTTACCTAAAAAAGTTTTAGAAAAGTTTAAAAATAGAGATTACTGGTTAAAACCAGGAACATATAAGTCTATGTTTGAGAATAAAATACAAGTTGAATCAATGGAATATGATGGAGACTACGTTAAATGGTCTAAAGATGGTAAAAGTCATGTAAATGAAGTCATGGACATATTAAATGGTAATCCTGTTATAGAATATAATTCACAAGAAATAGAATTAATTCGTTAAAAAACTTTTTATTATAAATAATAGTATTGAAGATTCGTATTATGAAACATATTAACTAACTCAAAAATAGAGGACAAAGCGATGGCATTTCAAGTATCACCAGGCGTTCAGGTTCAAGAAATCGACGCCACGAATGTAGTCCCAGCAGTATCAACCAGCATTGGTGGATTTGCAGGCTCATTCAACTGGGGTCCTGTGGACGAAATTGTAACTGTCAGTTCTGAAAATGAACTAGCAGCAAAATTTGGTGCACCAGATGATTCCACAGCTAAGCACTTTTTAGTAGCAGCATCTTTCTTAAAGTATTGTAATGCTCTTAAAGTGGTTCGAGTAGCTACAGGTCACGAAAACGCGACTTCTGATGGTTCCGGACAGCTGATAAAAAATGATGAAGATTATGATAATTCTAGTTTGAGTGTTGGTAGCTGGATTGCAAAACATCCAGGTGTATTAGGTAATAGCATAAAAGTAGGTTTAGTGACAGCCAGTGTTTCTAATTTTAGTACTATACAGTACTTAACAAGCAGTGACGGAACTAAATACCTATATTCTAGCATTTTTGATTCCATACCAGGAACTTCCGAGTATGCATCAAATCTAGGAAAAACATCAGCAGCTGACGAAGTACATGTCGTCGTTATTGATGAAGA